TGCGACAGGTCGTAGCTGTAGATGCCGGTGGTCTCGAGGATGCCCGTGGTCTGCGCCTTGGCGATCTGGGCGAGGGTGTCCTCGGTGATGTTCTGAGCTGGTGCGCTCATAACCTGCCTCCTTCCGGGGGCATGAAAAAAACCCTCGGGCCGGGGGGCCTCGGGGGCTCAGGAGGTGCTAGGGGTTGTGCCGGGGGGTCACTGCCCGCGCAGCTCGGAGAGCTTCGCGATGGACAGGCCCATCAGGTCCCGGTAGGCCTGGTTCTGCTCGGCGGTCGTCGCGTTCCCTGAGGTGAGGGTCCGCTTCAGGTCGGCCGCCTTCGCGACGTCGACCTGGGTTCCGCCGTGGTCCTGTCCGCGCAGCTGCGCCGGGGGGACCACCCCGTTGAAGACCGCCTTCGGCATCGCAGGGGTGTTCTCGACCGTCTCCAGCCGCGACTTGAGCGCCTCGATCTCCTTCGCCTGCTCAGCCTTGTCAGCCGCCATCTTGGCGACGACCTGCTGGTGAGCGGCCTCTGAGGTTCCGAGGGCCTTCGCGATCTGCTCCGTGACGGCCTTGACCACGTCCTGCACGCCCGTGGCGGGCATCTCGTTCCTGGGGTCGCCGGACTTGGCGACGTCATCGGCGGGGGTTCCCGCGTCCGCCGGGGGCTGCGGCTCCATGCTGTCGGCGTCGTCCGCGCCGTCGTCCGCAGGTGCCGCGCCGGGGGCGGGAGCGGCGGCGGGGGCCGCATCCCCGCCGTCGCCGTCTGTGTCGTCCGCGCCGTCGTCACCGGAGTCCGCGGGCTTGCCTGCGCCGCTGACCGGCTGGACCTTGGAGGCATCGACGACCCCGACGAGGTTGCCCGCCTGGTCGAAGACGGCCATCATCTCCTTGCCGCCGTCCGCCTTCTGCACCACAGACTCAGCGCTGGTGATGCCGATGAGGTTGCGGGCGTGGTCGAACACCACGACAGGCAGGGCGGCCTTGATGACGGTGCGGCCGGGGACGTCACCGGGGCGGGCGGCCTGCGGGCCGTCACCGGGGAGCGCAGCGGCCGGGCCGGACTCCCGCGGCTCCCCCATCCCGGTAGTGCCGCCCGCGTTCACGGGGCCCGTGTCACGGGCCTGCTCCTCAGCGGTGGCGGTGTCCTTCGCGACAGCCGTGGACTCAGGCATAGCGCCCTCCTTGGTCACGGCGGCAGTGCCGCCATCAGCTGGCGCCATGGGGAGGGACGCGAGCACGTCGGTGAGTTCCTGCGCGGCGTTACGGATCCTGGCCTCGTTCGCCGAGGACAGGACCCGGCCTGCCTTCGCGATCAGCACCGCCGCCTCGAGCACAGTCGAGGGGCCGGCGGACTTCACCGCCATCTCCATCGCGGCGCCGTCGCTCTCGGACTGCTCCGCGACCGCGAACGGGGCGAGGACGCTGATCGCGTAGTCGAGGGCGTCGAGGACGGTGCCGAGGTCGCAGGCGTGCTCCGCGTCACCCGGGTCAACGGTGGCCGCTTCGAGCATCTCCCGGTCCTGCAGCCAGCACACCGCCCTGCGTGCCCCGGCGAGGATCGTGGTCCACTTCACCGCGGTAGCGGCGTCTACCGCCTCCCAGGCGGGGGAACCGGGGTCACCCGGGTCACCGGGCATGTCACCGAGCCCGTCCGGGACGCCAGCCGGGATAGTCGGGTCAAGCCCGTCTGCCCCGTCCATCGCGGCGTCGAGCATGTCCTTGGTGATGGTGTCCGGCATCCCGGCCTCCCTGGAGTGCTGCTTGTTGACCGGTGACACAGTCCTGGCCGGCGCCGCGGCCGGGGCTGCCGCCGTCTGCGCCTCGGGCTTCGCGGCTGCCTCCGCCGCCTGTTCCTGCAATGCCTTCTCATGGGCGAGGTGAGCGAGGTGCGCCTCGTGGACGGCATGGGCGTTCGCCAGTTCCGCCTTGGTCGGCGTCCCGCCTGCCCGCTCCAGGGCAAGGGTCTGCTGCGCCCGCTGGAACGCGCTGGCAGTCGGCTTCGCGGGGAGCTTCTTCGCGCCGTGGTGCGGGTGCGCGGCGTTGTACGCAGCCCACGACTTCCCGACGTCCGCCGCTTCGGCTTCCTTGGCGACGTCGATCCCGAAGCGCTCCGCTGCCGCCCGGATCTTCGGCATCGCCTTGTCGCCGAACGGGGACTGAGGGGCGCGGGCGAGGGCGTTGCGGGTATGCGAGTTGTGCACGAAGACGCCAGCGCCTATGGCGAAGTTGTGGAAGGTGTCGACGGTCAGGTCGTACACCGGCTGCGGCTCATCCACGAACTCCACGCCGACAACCTTGTGGTTGTTCAGTTCGGCCGCCTGCTTGCGCGAGGGCAGCCCATGCCGCTTGAAGCCGAGTTTGAGGCCAGACTGCGAAACGCCGAATTCGGCGGCGAGGGCGGTCAGGGTCTCCCCGGCCATGTACCGCTCGTGAACGGCCACGGCGCTTTCCCGTGTCGCACACCAGTCGCGGAATGGCTTGGTTGGCAACCGTCCTTCGGCAAGCATCTGGAGGTTGAAGTCCCGCCTCCGCTGCGATGCCTTCTCTCGCTCGCCCGGACGCTCCCAGCGGCGGCGACTTCCTTCCAGAAGGCGCTCGACGTGCTCTGCGCCATTCAGATCAGCATGGTGCGCTAGGTGCGCGGCCCGTGTCATCTGCTCAAGGTTCTCGGGCCGGTTGTCGAACTGGTTCTCATTGCGATGGTGGACAACGTTGCCGTTAAGGAGAGGTCCGTGCGCGAAGCGATCCATCGCGTGATGCGTTAGTTCCCAGTACCTGTAGAACGGCTGCCAGAGTCGCTCGTATGGCTTGTCGTGAACCATGACGGTCTTGTGGTACAGGGGCATGAGCGAGTCGCCCGGCGCGAGATCCTGCGCCATCCGATAGCCGCCAGAGCGCAGCATGAACCGGTGATCCGGGGTGGTCTCCACGACCTCGCCACTGTCGAGGATCACCCGCGCAATGGTCTGCGCTTCCATCGTCATTCGGGCGCTGTGGCCGCGCCCTGGCACGATGGCGCGGGTCTCTGAGTCGTACGAGTAGACCCAGAACTCGTCTACGCCAATGAGTTCTCGGATGGGGAACTGACGCCCATCTAGCAGGGGAATCTCCACATCCCCTATGATGCAGGCGTCCTGTATCGGGAAGTGCCGCAGCGAGCGGGGCACGGTCCGGCCGTGCTCATCCTTCTTGCCGCCGGGCTCGATGTAGCCGAAGTCGGAGTCCGGGAGGTCGTTCTGCGTCGCGGTGCTCTGCTCGGCCTTGGCGACGTCACCGCCTTCGGGTTCCCGCCTGCTCGCCGCGTGGATGAACGCCGCCATCGCAGCCGGGGAGCCCTTCAGGATGATCCCGTTCGAAAGAGTGGTCTCACCCGGCTCCGCGTCGGGCACGGGCGCCTCCTTGGCGATCAGGGAGCGGACGAACTCGGGGTCCAGCAGCCCGGCGCTCTGGTCCTGCTTAGCGATCAAGAAGCGGGGCACCCCTGAGGCCGGCCTCTGGACCAGGTCCACCCGGTCGGGCCTAAAATCCACCAGCTCGGTCAGGTCGTCCTCGTCGGGAAACGTCACGACGTCACCTCACGTCCGGGCTTGCGCCTGCGCGCGATTCCCTGCGGGCTCAGCCCCGATATCCGGCCCTGCTTGTACAAAAGCCACGCCGCTGGCGACAAAATGGCACCAACCACCCAGTCGCCTTTACGGACCACCAGGCCGTCGCCCAGGTCCCACGGGATCTCGGACCTGTAGATGTACGACTCGACCACGGTCGCCGTCGCCTCGCCGTCCGCCCCGGTTTCCGTCCCGTCGAGGTGGAACAGGCCAACACGGGGACCGCCCTGCGCCCACCGCCAGCAGGCTTGCTCCAGCTCAGCCTCAGACAGGAAGTCCCGGCCGCCGTCCATGCCCTTCGCTATCGCGGGATCAGCCCCGGCCCTGTAGGCGATCCCCAAAATAAACCGCTGTTCTTCGGGCACCGCGTCACCTCCGCGACAATGAACAGGTGAGCGAAGACGAGATGACGGCCTGGCTGCGGAAGCAGGCGCAGGCGGACCTTGCGGCAGCGAAGATCATCAGCAACGGCGGGTTCCAGCCGCAGCACTGGGACACGTCACCGCCCGGGCAGGTCAACCCCCCGCACGATCCCGGTAGCGAGGATGTCAGTGCTGCGATAGGCCGGGACCCCGCGTACTCGTCCGGGTGGGTGAAAGTCTGGGCATGGGACCAGGTGATCGGCGAGGAGGAAGACGAGGAGCCGTCGACGGTGGCCGTTGTCGCCGAGATCGGGCGCCGGCAGTTCGACCATGTCATCCGCCACGACCCGCGCACCGAGGCGGCCCGGGCGGAGTCGGTGCTGGCGGTCCTCGGCGAGCACTACATCCTCACGAAGGATGACCGCAGCGAGGCCTACGAGGAGTTCTCCGTTGTCGCCATCGGGGGCGCTAATAAGGACCGCGGCTGCGTAACCTGCCACTACTACGGCATGGGCGGCGTCAAGGGCTACGGCGTGTGCCGTACCGTCCGCCTGCTCACCTCGGGCTACCGGCACCGTGAAGGGTTCAAGGAGGAATGGCTTCCGTGAGCGGCCCGGAGAACCACCCGCCAGGCATCGGCGAGGCGCTAGCCGCGATCGAGGGCAACCTGCGCCGGGCGGTCGGCACGGAACTGCTTGCGCTGGCCCAGTGGAACGTGATGACACGGGCTGAGGCGGAGCGCGCCTACTTCCCGTCGCCGGGTCTCCGCTTCTCGATGTCGTGGGATGAGGTGGCTGCCTGGCAGAAGCGCGAGGCAGAGAAACGGGCGGCTGAGGAACTGGACCGCCGTGAGTGGCTTAAGGACGTCAGGCGGAGGCTAGGGCTCGTCTCCGAGGTGCACAGGTGCCGGGCCTGGTACGCGGGCGAGGGATGGTGGCGGTGGGCGTGCCTTCGGCCCGGCTGCGTGTGCGGCGGTTTCGCCCGGCGCGGGCCGGGCGGGTTCAGGCAGGCAACCGGGGAAGCACTGGAGCACGCCCGGAGGTTCGTCGCACAGCCGGAGCCGTGGACCGAACTGGACGTGCTCGCGTTCGAAGCCGCGCAGGACGCCGTGCGCGACGAGGAGGCCCGGTTCGCTGCCGCTCTCCCCGCCCGGATGGAAGCAGTAGCGGAACAGATCAACGAGGCGCTGTCCGGGATACTGCCGGAAGGACTGAGGTTCGAATGGCACTGAGCGAGGAATGCACGGGGCGGCTGGCGAACTGGAAATTCGCTCAGGCCGCAGCATTGCTGGACGGTGACTGCGAGCCGGGTGAGCGGGAACTTGTTGAGGCGCTGGCTGCGCTGCTCGGGGACTGCGGCTGGCTGCCGGGCGGGTCTCTGGCCGTGGTTGTCAGCGAGGCCCTCGCGCCGCTGATCGGCGATGGGGAGCAAGGTGCTCGGCGGTGACCCGGTGCCGGGACCGCCGTACACCCACGTTCACCGGCTCCCGGAAACGGAAGAGGACGCGGCAGCAGAGCCGTTCCTGCCCGCGTTCACCGTGGAGCGGAGGCCGTCCTGGGGCCTGTTCGGTACCCCGGTTGCCCCGGTGCCGTTCTTTCCGGTGAAGGACAAGCCGCAGCAGGAGGTACCGGAGGCTTTCCGCCGCAAGCCCTGACCGCCCGAGGCTGGCAGGATGGGCGCATGAACGGACTACCCGGCACCTGGAACGAGCCCGACACTGAGTTGCTGGACGGGCTGGCACGCCACGCCACCCGTGCAGCCGACACCGAGGCGCTGAAGGCCGCGCCTCGCAGCCGCATCCCCGGCCCGTCCGGCTTGCCACAGGGCGAGACCGGGCACGAGCGGACGGCGCGGGTTGTCCGTGCCGCCGTGCGGATGCTGCTCGCCAACGGGCTTGTTGCTGCCGTGCCGGTTGAGGACTGGCCGGAGTACGTGGTCATCGACGCGCCCGGAGCGTGACCCGGGCGGCTGGCAGGCTCCCCAACCACGGTCAGCCGCCCGGGAGCCTCAGCTGCTCAGGGTTGCCCGAGCAGCAGTAACAAGTCGGGTCCGTACATTGCGAGCAGCGACCGCGCTGGCAGCGGGAGCACGCCCATCCCCTGAACTCCGCGGCCGGCTCGCCCTCGCCCTCAGGCGCCGGGGTGTCCCCGGTCAAGAACTCGCTCGCGCACACCGCGGACCTCCCCGGGGTGAGGGTGGCGGGCGCCCTTGCGCGGCCCTTCCGTGACGAAAGCGAGCGTCACCCGATGCAGGGCCTGCTTGACCGGGCGGCGTGAGGGTTACGCCGGGCGGGCGCCCGCCACGACTGCGCTAGCCCGCTACCCGCATCTCGGCGACGAGAAACGGGAACGTGCCGGTAACCACTCCGCCGGCACCCATCAGCGGCTCGCCGTCTGAGCCGCCGTAGAGCGGGTGACCGTCAGCGTCGGTCCACATCGTCAGCTCAGCCCAAACCAGGTCATCACACGAGACGTGGACGGTCAGGCCGGTGACTGTCGGGATGTTCTTCCCGCCCACCAGCAGCACTGTCACGGCGTAGCCGGGAAGCATGTCCTTCACCGGCTTGGGCCACACGAGGATGACGCTGCCCTCAAAGGCGTCCGGGCGGTTCACTGCACAGCCTCCGTGAGCGCAGCCTGCGTGAACTCGCCTTGCTCATCCCAGTCGGTGTAGCACCTGTTCTCGGTCTCGCTGAACAGCGAGCCAGGGATGCTGCACGGGTGAACGTGCGGGTGAATGTAGGCGGCGAGTGCCCGCATGATCGGCAGGTGCTCGTCGCAGCAGGTCAGGGAAACCGGGCCGTCGCGGTGGATGCCGTGCCATGTCGCGTCCCGGCCGCAGTGCGGTTCGGCTGGCGCTGGCGTGTAGCTGCACAGCGCGATCCGCCACTCTTCGGCCGGCTCGCCGATCCACGGCGCGGTCACGTCACGCTCCCCGTGGCACCCGCCAGACTGACTACTACTTGTGAACACCTGCAAGCGGGATGTAGCGGAACGGTTATCTCCCCGAGCGGCACCGGCCCGCGTTCCTCCGCAGCCCGGCAGACCGGACAGACCCTGGCATCTCCCGCAGTACTGACCCTGACCCGGGTCACGCCCATCGCCTGGTAGGTCGCCGTAGCAGCAGCGGAGGCAGCGCGGGCGATCTCAGTGACCGCCACCATGTACGCACGCGCAGGGTTGTCGAGCACGTCCCGCAGAGCGGAGGCGAGCGAGTCCACCGAGTAGACCGGGCCGCCGCTCGTCTCGCTGCTGCTCAGGTGCTCCGCGAGGACGTCCCCGAGCTCGTCAAGCCGCGACGAGGTGATGCTCTCGATGTTGACTTCCTGGTCGGCGAGCAGGTCTCGCAGCCCGCCGCCTGCCACCTGGAAGGCTGCTTCCGGGTCACCGGGCTCCCACCCGCCCCAGTCCACCAGGCCGAGCGCCGCGGCAGCCCCGGAACCGCCCTCAGCTGCTGCGACGGATGCCTGGGCGGACTGCTGGCCGAGCGCGTACCCCTCAGTCCACGCACCGGGAAGCACCCGGGCGAGAGCGGCGGCGAGGGCCACGCCTGTGGCGGCGAGGAATGCCTTCGCCTGCGGGGACAGCCCCTTGACCACCTCGCCGGCGGGTGCCTGGGGGTGCTGTGCTATCCAGTCCCGCGCGAGCGCCGTGGTGTCGACCGCTGAGGTGAGCGTCTCGCGGATCTTGCCCGCGTAGATGCCTGAGAGGGTGAGGTCACGCTGCCAGCCCGGCCAGTCCTCAGGGGCGCTGAGCGCCTGGTCTTTTGGGGCTGCATCGCCTGCCTTGGCGACGTCGCGGTAGGCGGCGTGCCAGGGATCGGACGCCCCCGTGCCGCAGTAGTGGCAGATGATCGGGTAGCCCGCAGTCGGGCGGAACGCGTGACTGGCGAAGGACTGCCCGTCAGGGTAGGCCTTGGCAACCGCGCCGCCCGGCCCGCACTGGCACCCGGCGTCCCCGTTGCAGCAGCCGCCCGCACAGCACTCCGCACCGCAGCACTCCCCGTCCGGGGTGACGCCGAGCAGCGGGAGCACGTCACCGAGTGAGGCGGCCAGTTCAGCGCGCACCATCGGGTTGCCACTTAGCTCCGCAGGGCTGACCCACATGATCGCCTCGACGTCGCTGCCGTCAGGGTCATCCGGGTTCGGCACGACGCCGGCACCGCGGACCGGCACCATGGACTCGGACTCGCACGCCCAGACGATCCCTTGGTACACGCCGTCAGCCGATGTCCACGAACCAGCCTGAATGCCCGGGGGCGGCACCGCGCCCGTTTCCTCCGCCCACTCCCGCCACGCGGCGGCAAGCGCGCCCTCCCCGTCCTCGACGTGCCCGCCGGGGAACTCGATCTTCCCTGCGGCCGGGTCCCCGTCAGACAGGGCCCGCTGCAGCATCAGGACACGGCCGGTGTCCCGGGCGAGGACCGCGAGGCCTGCCGCGACCAGCTCGCCCGCGGCCTTCCGGACCGCTGCGCGCCCCTCGTCGTTGAGCCGGTGCGCGGCCACCCTGCCGACCGTGGTGAACCGGAAGTCCCGCCATTCCCCTGCCTTACGGCGGGCACGGGCGTAACGGCGGAAGGCGGCTGTCTCCTTCGCGACCTTCTCAGGCTCGTCCTCGTCGTCCTCGAGGAGCGGGTCCCCGTAGATCCCCGTCCCCGCGGTGATCCCCGGGCCCTCGCCTTCCTTGGCGACCTCCTGCTGCGGCGGGGCCGGGGGGAGCGCCTGCGGGCCGAACTCCTGCTCCGCCAGCGGCATGACCTGGATCGGCGGGGTCGGCAGCACCCCTTCCGTCCCCCCGAACACCGTGCGCGGCAACGGTGCCCCGGCGGCGGGGAGCCCGGTTGCCTGGTCGATCTCCCCCGCCACCGCGAACAGCGACGCCAGCGGGATCGGCCCGGACCGCTCCGTGAACACGTACCGGGGGATCGTCTGCGGGTCCGACAGGCCGTACCGCATCTCACCGATCTTCGACGCGCTGATCGCGCCCATGTCGACGTAGATCTTGTCGGCCTGCGCCTGGTCCGCCCGGTCGGCCTGCTCCTCGCCGAGGTCGAACGCGAACTGAAGCGGGAGGCCCAGGTCATCCTGGAGGAAGCAGGTGAGGATCGAGGCGATGTAACGGGCGAACGGGAGGTCGCCGACACGGTGCGCCACGTCCGCCTGGGACTCGCCGGAAGACCTGTTCACGTCCTGGGTAAATCCCATGTCAGACGGGACCACGTGAAAAGCGGCGCATGTTTTGCGCATCAGGTGCAGGCTGAATGCGTCGGTGAATTCCTTCTCATTCGACCACACGAACGAGGATCCGCCGGGAATCCACTTGACCTGGTGCTTGCCTTCCTGGTTCCCGTACATGATGCCGTCCCAGTAATCCTGGAACTGCTGCACTTCCGTCGGGGTCCAGTTCTCCGGGGCGTTCGCGAAAGCCGCCGGCAACGATCCTTTCGTGAAACGCTCAAGGAAGTAAAGCTGCGTCCTGATATCGGTGTTGGCGTTTATGATTATCGCTTCAATGGGCGCGTACCCGTACGGGGAGTTATTGTGCAGCCGGTACGGCTCGTAGATCAGGTCAGCGCGGGTGAGGGTGTCCCACGGCAGGCCGTTGACGTACTGCTGGAAAGCCGGGGGAAGCTCCCTGTCGGGAATCTGGCCCTGCTCAGACCAGCCCGGCGGAAGTCCCCAGTAGTCGAGCAGCGGCGCGAAAGTCCTCACGTCCGCCGGCATGAGGCCGATGCACTTGCCGCCGCGGTTCCTCAGCCGGTAAAGGGGCCCGCACCCGTAGGAAAGCTCGTCGTAAAGCCATTTCCCGAGCCACGTTTCCCACAGGTGCACCCGGTCGGGCCGCTTCAGTGCTTTCATCCCGGCCGCAATCTCGTCCTTGACGTCGCCGTCATACCAGTCCGCTGCGACTAGCTGCCAGTCAAGGGACCGGACCGAGTCAATACGATGGGCAATTACAATTTGCGCGACGTCGTAAGACTCGATGAGCCCGGTCAGTGTTTCAAAGGACACCCGCTCATGCGTCCGCGGCCGGGTGGCGACGTTGTAGTTCGTGACGAAGTTGAACTCGCGCGGCTGGCGGGAGTACCCGTCGTAGGGGCCGATCGGCGGCCCTGGCGAGAACGGGCTCGCGGGGGTCATCTGGGAGCGCGCCTCAGCCGCCTCAACAGCCGGGGGCACCGGGCCGTACACCTTGGAGACCGGCACCAGCTCGCCGGCGGGGCGGGCGGCCATGCGGGAGCGGAGCGTCATCCGGGCCGCCTCCCGTTACTTGCCAGGCGGCGACCAGCCGATAGCGGTCAGGGCGTCACGGGTGCGGTCGTCAACCAGGACCGCCGCGTGCTGCAAGGCGAGGGCGAGCGCGGACGCGGACAGCAGCGTCAGCGTTACGACCGGGAGGCCGTCAGCAGGCGCCGTGACTGTCCACGCGGTGACCGTCCCGACCGGGTGCCCGCCAACCTGCACCTCGCCGTTGAACGGCCAGCTGCCGCTGAAACTGAACTTCGGCGGGTCCTGGTCGGCCACGCTGCTCCCCTCGCTTACGGGATGATGGGCGGGTGAACGCTGACCGCGCTGCCCTCGGGTTCCTCGTCGTTGCCCTCGCTACCGCCGCGGGGATGCTGTCCGGCGTAGGCACCGCTTACGCCTGCGTGGCGTGGCACCTCACGTCACCGGATAACGCTCTCGCGGGAGCGGCGCTGGGGTTCGGCGGGGCGGTCCTCGGCGGGACGGTCGGGCTGATCGCGGCGGTAAGGATCTGGTGGCCGGCCGGGTGACCGTCCCGGGCTGACCTGAGAACGGGAGCGGGGCGTTTCCGGTTCAGGAATTCCGGAATTCCGCTATGATGGGAGCATGAGCAAGCGCATAGGCCGCTGGACCTACTTCCAGCACCCGCACAACGGTCCGGTGTGGAGGCTGGACGGGACCACGCTCGACCTTGAGCACGACACGCAGAGCCACGCCTGCTGCATTGGCGGCGACCGGTGCAACGGCGCGTGGGTGCTCTACCGTGACAGCCGGTACGCCGAGCCGGTGGCCGAGCACCTTGAGTCCGCGATGGAGTGGGTCGAGCGCATGCACGACGAGGAGCGGCTGTCTCCGGTCGCTGCCGAGACGGTCACCTGCGCCGAACTCGCCGCCGCGCTCACGGAACTCGCCAAGCGCACCGGGAACGGGAACGCCTACTTCCCGGCGCTCGCCGCCGACATCTTCGGCTACGTCAAGAGCCGCCGCAAGTCCGAGGCGCTCGACGGTGCCCTGCTCGGCGCGAACGAGGGCAACGGACTAGACACCTGGGATTTCTGATGGGCCGCCCGAAGACTCCTGGCGGCCGGCGTGTCCCGGTCTCGTTCAAGCTCACTGAGGCCGAGGAGACGGACGCTAACGCGCTGCGCGGCGATACCGTGCTCAACGTGTTCATGCGGCGGATGGCGCTGGAGCGGATAGGCCAGTTGCGGAATTCCCGAATTCCCCGAACGCGCCGACCGGAGGTCCGTCCTGCTGCCGTCCCGCCAGCCGAGCCCGAGCCCGCCCGCAAGCCTGCCGCCACGCCGCAGGCCGGCAAGTGCAATCACCCCGGCAAACGGGTTAACGGAGGCTGGTGCACCGCCTGCCAGCACGATGTCCTGCCGGGCGGGAGGTGGCGAGAATGAGCCGGATACCGCCAGAAGGCGAGCCGCTCCAGTTCGTCCGCAACGTGGAGTCCGGCACCGTTCACATACTGCCGGTTGGCAGCGACGGGATCGAGCGGGCGCTGCCCGACGCCGAGGTCACCGCGGCCGAGGTGCTCTACTGCGTCGGGCGCCGCCCGATGCTCTGCGGAACCATGCTGATCACGGGGTTTGACGAGCGCTTCCCGGCTTGCTACACCACCGGGTACGCGTTCACCGACGATCAGCTGTGCGTCCGGTGCGTCCGCGCGCTAGGTGACCAGTCGTGGCGCGCGTTCCACGCCGACAACCGGGACGACCCGTGCGAACCCGTGGTGGGGTGGCGATCATGAGCAGCGGCGTCAAGATCACGCGCCTGCGCTACTGCGGGGTCGCCGAGTGCGAGTCCCCCGGCTGCCCGCTGAGCGCTGATGCAAGTCGCGAGGAATGCCGCGCCCATGTCCGCGAGACGGGCCACACGACCCGGTTCCTCATCGAGGACTCAACCAAGTACGAACCGGAAGGGAACGACCATGCCTCGTAAGCGCTCACTACTCGCTCAGGCCGAGCGGGACCTGTACCTCATGAACAGGACCGCAGGGGACGCCCGTGCCCTCCAGCGGGGCGGTATCCTCGCGCTCCTGCTCAGGATCGGCAAGCGGGACGTAAGGCGCACCGTTGCCCGGAAGACACGCGGCTGGCTCTAGCGGTACTGCCCCCGGAACATCGCGTTCCGGGCTTGCCGCCTTGCCTCTACAGGGTCAAGGGGAACCGTCTCAGGCTCCGGGGCTGCCTCGTCCTGCGGGGACTCCGGGGGAACCTCACCGCGGCGGGAAGCCTCCGCAAGCTCAGCCTGCCGTTTCGCCCAGTCAAGCCACGCCTGCGCCCCGGTCCCGTCCAAGAACATCTCCGCGAGAGCCTGGGATGCCGCGTCTACCTGGTCATCGTGCGCGGCGTTGGGGAAACCTGCCGCTTCCTCGATCAGCCCCTCGGCATCGAACAGGGCGATGCCCGGGGACGGGAGGAAGACGTTGCCCGCCTCGATGAACGGGGAAACCGCGCTGGCCCGCGCGTACTTGGACTCTTTCGGCTTCACCGCGACGATGCCGGGGATCTTCGCCCGCAGGCTGTCGATCACGGCCTCGCCGTTGGCAGCCGCCTCGACTAGTTTGCGGGAAGCCTGCGGCCAGCGGGCGGCCATCGCCTGGAAAGCAGCGAGGGTGTCGGTGAAGCCGAGCCGCTTGTGCACCTGGTCGAGCAGGTACGCGCTCGCCCCGCGGCGCATCCACGCCTGCCCGGCCACGAAATCGCTGCCCGAGGTCGCCTTGAACGTGCAGTCGAAGCTGAGCAGCACCTCGTCGCAGTCATGCACGAGGTACGCCCCGGGAATGTCCGGGTGCTGCGACCACGGGGGCTCGCTGTATCGCCGCCACCACTGCCGCTGCCACACGTCACCCTGGTCAGGGGCGGGCCTGCCCTGGTAGAGGGATGCGAACACCCGTGACCCGGCCTGGATCCGGATCTGCTCCCACTCGGCGTCCGTACGGCCTCGCGCTGACTTCAGCCACTCTCCCGGCTGCCTGCCGAGCGGGTCCAGCTGGCCCTTGGCGGGGTCGTGGTCCGCGACGGCGGGGATGTTCACGACGCGCCAGCGGTGCCCGTCTTCTGCGTCGAGCAGGCGTCCCGCGAGGTCATTCTCGTGCCATCTCGTGAGCACGACGATCGCGGGCGCCCCGGGCGCCAGCCGCGGGGCTCCGACGCTCTGCCACCAGTCCCAAACCCGGTCGCGGTAGTAAGAAGACCCCGCCTGGGATGCGTCGGCGAACGGGTCATCTATGGCGAGCAGGTCGAGCGGCCTGCCTGTTAGGCCGGAGCCCACGCCGGCGGCGACGACCCCGCCGCGGTGCCCGCTGAGCTGCCAGCGGCGCGCGGACCCGTAGTCGAGCGCGACCCGGAGCCCTATGTCGAGGGTGCCCTCTTCGCCGTTGTTGGACGCTATCCAGTTGCGGATGTCCCGGCTGAAGCCGTCGGCAAGCGACTGCGCGTAGGAGACGATGCCGATCCGCGTTTCCGGGTTGCGCGCGAGCGCCCACAGCGACCCGGCCTTGGTGACCCGCGTGCTGTTGTGCGTGGGGGTGAACTGCTCACTCACCAGGTACAGGCCATCGGGGCTGTCCACGGTGACGCAGCGACCCGGCTTCGGCTCGGCCTCATCGATGGCGATAATTGCGACGCGTTCGCGCTGGCCAAGCTTCGTGGCAGCCTTGCGCGCAAGGCGCGCCGGCCCTTCGTCATGGGGCGTCCAGGTAACGCGCCACATGGGCTTCTTGCCCTGAATGCCGCTAGTGGACAGCTTCGGAGGCGTCGGGCGGTGCACGTGCGCCCGGCAACCCAGGGTGCGCACTAGCTCGGCCGTGTCGCGCACCAGGCGTTCATCGGCGTTGTCGAACGAAACCTGGCCGCTTGCGGACACGTGCCCATCCGTGTCGACCAGGCCGGCCAGGAGCGCGCGGCGCTGCTTCTCTGACCCGCGCAGGTACGCGGGCGGGATGTGCTTGTTCCCGAAGATGCTAGCGGCGCGCAGGTCTGCCAGCATCCCGCCGACGTAGTACGTGGTAATGATGCCTGTCGTCGCGTGAACCGAGCGTGCGGACGCGGGATAGACAAGCTGGTACTCATCGTCCGGATGATGGGTGACGGCAGCCTTCGTGCTGCTGCCGTCGCCAAGCCAAACGCCGAGCGTGTAGGGCTCGATCGGCAGTTCGGCATCAGGCAGTTCCAGGGACTCCCTCAGTGGGAGCTGAAAACGGTAGCGGTGCCCGCGCTTGCCGGGCACTCCGCTAGCCAGGCGCTGTGTCCGGAGGTACGCGGTCTCCACCGTGCGCCAAGCTCCGCGGCCGCGGTCATAGACGGTCCACTCGTGACGCGGATGGACCATGACAGAACCGTGATCGCCAGTCCGGACAACGAGGCTGGCTTCTGCTGGCTCGCTGACCGCGAGCACGCGCACCGGCTTCCCCGAAGGGTGAAATACCAGGTCGCCTGCCCGCAGGGCCCCGTGAGTCGTCCAGCCGCCGGGAACCGGGACCGGCGTCTCGTCTGCTACAAGCTTGCCCTCCTGCGGGGGCATGGACACCAGGAGCCGCGCTCCCGGCGTCGTGTACGCCCAGACGAGCGCGTCGTCTATCAGGTCAAGAGCGGCAGTCTGCGCCGTCGCGGGGTCGATGGCCTTCGCCAGGTCGCCCGGCGTGGCCCATCGCGGCGCGGAAGGCTCAAAGCTCCTGGCCGCGAATTCCCATGCTGAGATAGTCTCCGTCATTAGCCCGTTCCTCGGCTGAATCGAGTGAGCTGGTCAGAAGCCGCATGGTGTTGACGCACCGTGCGGCTTCGCTCATTGTTTCAGATTCAGGCCGATACCGCGCGCAGATGGCGCGGGACCACCTCAGGCACCCTGGCCTGCTGCACGGCCGAAAGGTCAAGGTCAGCGAGGATCGCGCGGATCACCCCGACGAGGACCGCGCCCTGCGCCTCCGCCAGCTTCACCCGGCGTTCCTCGATCCCAGCGCTGATGGCCGCCTTGGTCACGTCGACCAGGTGCTTGCGCTCAGACTGGTACAGCTGAAGCCACACGTTCGGCTTAGCGGCGCGGGTCACGTTGGTACCAGGGAACTCGGTTGCCTGCTGGTCCGACTCCTCGGTCACGCCCCACACGAGGTCGGCCGCCTCAAGCTCGGCGACCTTCTCCCGCAGCCACGCGACATGGCCCGCCGTGTACCGGACTTCCTCAAGCAGGGCATCGGTCGGCGAGATGTCACGCGGCAGGCCGTAGGTGACGACCGCCTTGCGGGCCTCCGCCTCGGCGATCACGTCGGCCGCCTTCCTGCCCAGGTGCATCCGGCACTCGTCAGCGTCCGCGACGGCCGAGCCGTGGCAGGTGCCCCGCCCGCGGTTGCGCTGCCTCGTGCACTCGTAACGCTGGTGCTGATCGCACCACCGGCCGCCGTGCGGTTCATCAGGCTGCATGGGGGTTCCGCTCATCACCGGGGGCGCATGGGGTCAGGCTGCTGCTGCCCGTGCGGCGAGCCGCCCCGCCATCACCCCGGCGCGCTCCCTGGTCTTGGCGTCAGCCTTGGCGACGTCGAGAAGCCGGTACAGCGGGCGGTTCCGCGAGTCGCGGATCTCCCGTCCCTGCTCGTCGATCGCGACAGGAAGATGCCCGCGGTTGCGCCAGTTGACGATCACCTTGACGGAGACACGGGCGTACAGTGCCGCCTGCGCGCCTGTCAGGAGCGCGGTCAGGTCGAGCTCGGGAGCGTCCACTGCACCCCCTGAACGCGGAAAGTGCCCCGGGCGTTTCCGCTCCGGGGCACAGAAGTCCACGGCCAAGGTACACAAGGGGAATACGGGAGGTCAAGCGGCGTGGCCGGCGGCCCGCGTTTCCGTCGTTTCCCCGGCCTCGAGCGCTGCCGCCTGCGCGGACACCTCGGCCTCGTACTTCTCCCGGCTCATGATGAACCCGCACCCGGGGTTGCGGCACTCCACCCGGTCCGATCCCTCGGTCCACGTCAGGGTCAGCAGGCCGCAGCCGCCCGGTTTCGGGCAGCGCAGCGGCATCCGGAGCTTGCGGACCCCGGCTTTCGTACTGCCCGCGAGGGCCTTCCGCCAGTCGAGGACGTCACCGCCGAACTCGAGCGCGTACGCGGAGCCGAGTATCCCGTCGAGGTGCGCGGTCAGCCAGGCGATCGACGTGGTGCGCCGGTCCGCGTCGTCGCCGCGGCGGGGGGCGGAGTCCCAGCCGCGGAGCTTGCGGTAGCCGTCCTCCCACAGGCGCAGGAGCCGGTCCATCTCATCAAGCTGGTCGGCGGCCGGGGAGGGTGACCCGGGCTCGGAGCTGCCGCCTACCTTCTCGGTGCGGGGGGTGCCCTCGTAGCCGTCCGCGGTGCGCAGCAGCAGCGAGGCGAGGTCGTCAAGGCTGGCCAGCTCGCGGCGGATCCTCGCGGTGCACTCGCTGCACCAGACCGGGTTCCCGTCGGCCCGCCAGCGGACGTCAGGCTGCTCGGGACGGGATGTTTCCGGGTTCAGCGGGTCGTACCCTGCGAGCGCCTTATCGTAGTCGTCCCATGCCTTCCAGTAGCGGCCGTTGCAGGAGGTACCAGGGCAAGGGGAGGCAGTCATGCGTCACATGATCACGCATGCGGGCTGGCAGTGCCAACGGAGGGGCGAGGTAGGCTCGGGGGGTGCCCGTGCCGGGCGCCCCGGGTTCCCTGCTGACAACGTGGTTCCTGGTCCCGGTACGGGCTTTGCTGTCAGCCCTGCGTCCTCGCCGCCCGCTCTCGCTCGGCGGCATCAGCAACCGAGAGGGGCACCACGGCGGCGATGCGCCGTCCCCTGCTGGTCACGTAGGTGATCGCCCCGTGCGCGGCGGCGGCGTTGAGGACATCGGCTAGGCCGTCGCGCAGGTCGCGGACGCTCAGTTCTGCGGGCCTGGTCTCTTTCATGACACTTATGCTAACCGATGCCCTTTTGTGTACACTAGTGGACATGGATGATGGAACGGGAAGGGACCTCGGCGCGAAGCTCCGGGCTGTCGGCTGGACGGTCACCGAATCCGGCTGCTGGGAATGGCGGGGAACGAGGAATGTCGGCGGTTACGGGGTCTTCGTTGCAGCGGCTCTCGGCATCAAGAGGGCCATGGCTCACAGGATCATGTACGAGCACTCGATCGGCCCGATACCTGAAGGGCTGATCCTGCGGCACAAGTGCGACAACCCGCCGTGCGTCAACCCTGAGCACCTGATCCCTGGCACCCAGGCCGACAACAGCCGCGACATGCTAGAGCGCGGGCGGCAGCGCCAGCCCGCCGTAACGGCAGACCAGGTTGAGCTAGCACAGGCAATGGCCGCGCAAGGAGCGACCCGCGCGGACATCTCCGCCGCCCTCGGCATCTCGGAGCGCACCCTGTCACGCTGGCTCGGGCGCACGCCGGGCAGGCCATCCAACGGGACGTCGCGGTGGGCAGAACAGCGTAGGAGGAAGCGGGAAGAACTGGAGGGCTAGGCTTGACTTACGGCCAAAAGTAGGACATTATTAAGGAGTCAGCAGGGAACGAACCGAGGGAGCCGAAATGACCGCCACGACCACCACCGCAGGACAGGAACTCACCGCAGCGCTCCGCCGCTACTTCTCGGTCGGCACGCGCACCCGCCGCTACCGCAAGAGCAACGGCTACCGCGCCGACCTGCACCGCGACATGATCGAGGCCATCATGAACGCCGCCCAGTTCCCCGGCTACTTCTGCGAGGGCACGCAGAACGCGCTCAGCGCCGGATTCGGTACCGCGCTCTCCTACGAGAAGCACGTCAGCGGGTACCGGGTCAGCGGCACCCTCGCCTACCGCATCAACAGCATGAGCCCGTGGCAGTTCGCCGCCCTGCTCGGCCGGATGGTGGACGCGGGCGTCACCTGCACGGGCGACGGGGAGCGGTTCTTCTCCGAGATGGCGAAGGCCGCCTGATGGCCCGCAAGCGAGACGAGAGCCGGGTTGCCGATGCGGCCCGGCTCGCCGCCTCGGGCAAGACGCAGGCCGAGGTCGCAGCCGAGGTCGGCGTGACCACGCGGCAGTTGCGGCGCTGGGGCATCGAATGGCCGATAGGGCGCCCGCAGGTGCCGCAGGGGCAGGCCTCCGCGCGGACCGCACGGCGGAGGAAAGCGCGGGATTCGGGGAAGACGGCTTGACCTGTGGCCAAAAGTAGGACATAATAAGAGTGTCAGCAGGGAACAAAACGAGGGAGCCGAAATGAC